ATAGCTGAAGCAATAAATAATACTATTTGTAAATAATAATTCATGCTTTTACTCCCCCAGCTATTGTATAGATTGGTTTGTTTTTAGATTTAAGCAAATTCATTCCAATATCTTTTGTGTTATCAACAAATGTAATCATTAGTCTATCTGGTTGAAAGTCATCTATACATTTATTAAAATCTTCAACCATATCTGTATTTTTTATACCTCGTTCCTCAACGGAAGGTATTTGCCCCGATACTACTTTTAATTCGTATCCAGATTTCTTCTCAGATTTATATAAAGTAGTATCAAATAATTTTACTTCATCTCCAGATTCTTTTAAACAAGCAGATACTCTCCCTATAGAATGAGGTAAGGTATTATTAAATGGTAGATTTGGATATATTAATAAAGTTTTCATATTTTAATCTCCAACAGTTTTTTCCCTGCATTTCTCGAATGGTCTCTTATGTATTCAACCGCCACCATAATTTCTTGTAATTTTTTGAACATCTTATTAATCCCCCCACTCTCTATCCATTTCTTATCTACTCCTCTTCTACTTAGTTTAGAAGTGAAATTCACAGGTTTGATTATTTCTATTAATTGTTTTATGTTTAGGTCTATTCCTGTGAAGGTATCCTTCATAAATTGTTCTTGTGTTGTTTTTTCCATTTTAATCTTTTTTATTTTTCAAATCGTAAAATTTCTTTCTAAAATTATCTCTTGATTCTCTTGCTCGTTTTATTTCCCTTTTTAGTTTTTCAAATCCATTAAATAATCTTTCATAGTAAGATTTAGGCAATAATACATATCCTTCTTTTTTTGCTATTTCTGTAAATTGGTTTAGTAGTTCTTTTTCTTCCATTATAAAATTGACTCCTTTATTTCTTTATTTAAAACTTCAATATCATCTGATAAATTATCCTCTCTTATTAGAGTCCATCCTGTTTTGAAATATATTCTTTCAAAATTATCATAAAAATTTCTTGTTTCTTCTAACCATTTTTCACTTACATTATTTTGGATTTCATAACAAATTACTTCTTTTGTTTTTATATTTTCAAAGTAAACATCACAAATCTTTTTTCCAATAGAATATTCTGTATAAACTCTAATCCAATATAAATTTCTCCTATACTTCTCCATTATATTTAAAACAATTAAAATTTTTATTATTTCGTGTTTTCTACTTGTATTTCTTCTTGGTCTTATTTTAAATTGTTCATTCCAATTTACACTACCCCCTGTATTTAAATTCATTTTAATAATTCCATAACTCTTCTAAAAGTTTATTTTGTTTATTTTTGATTTATATTCTTCTCTTATTAATCTTTGAGAGATTATTAATTGTTTAACTCTTTCTTTTGCTTCTTCAAAATTTAATCCCCTACTCATTAACATTTTTAATAAATTCTTTTTTTCTTCAAAAGATAAATACGCATTTGATTTTTCTTTTTGTTTTGCGAATGTAGAACCTTTTATTTCTGGTATATATCCTTTTTCTTTTCTGTATGCTGGTGGGATATATTCTTTATTTTTTTCTTCTCTAGGATTATATGATTTGCCCAAATTTTCTCTTTTCTTTTTATAAGCCTTTTTTGGGTAACCTCTTTCTTTATCTATTTTATTATCTAAATCCATTAGTTCTCTTTTTACCCCAGTAATTTCTATTGTTTCTTCTCGGTGGTTTTTTCTTATTTCCCTTCTGCATTTTTTACAATAATATTTTCCATTTATTCTTCCAAGAAACTTTTTAGGAGTTGGTTCTTTACAATTATCACATTCTCTATCTTTCATATTTTTCTTAATACTTAATACTACTTAAATGTTTATATTAATTTTTAAGTAGTTAAAACAAGCCTCTCATTTGATAAATTTTATTTGCATCTTCTTCTAAATCTAAATCTGTATTTAATATTTTAAACTCATGGTTTTCTTCTTTTATTAAATTTCTGTCTATCATTTCTTTTATAACTAAATATCTTAAATTTTTTGGGACTAAGAAATGTTTCCCAATAATACAAAAGAATTCTTTCCTAGTAATTAATTTATCTCTTCCAGAATTTTTATCTAATCTATTGTGTAAACTTAAATAAAGTAATCCAATTTTTAAGGAAGCCATTGTATCACTTCTTTATTTAGACATTCATTTGCTAGTTTTATTGCATTTGAATATTCTGAAAGACATGCTAATAAAATTAAAATTATTCCTATTAAAATAAAAAATTTAATCCAACTTCCCCCAATTAACATGTTTTTCCAATTCAATTTATTATCTATTTTTATTGGATGTATTGTTCCCCAACCTAAAAAAGTCTTTCTTAGATAAACTGTTTCTCCTTCTACTTCTATTTTATTATATTTTTTCATCTTATTCTCTTGTTGCAAAGAAAGCTGCAGCGGCTAATGTTCCTAACATCATTACTATTAATTGCCAGAAAGGCATTACTTCCCAACCATTATTTCTCGCCCACATATAACCCATTACTTCTGCGATTAATCCCCCTGCACCTAATATCCAAAATGCAGGTGATTCTAATATTTCATCAAACCCCATGTTTATTTACCTCCTTTTCTTTTATATCTTTGAATAATTCATCCATTGTTACTTCTTCTGCTTTTTCTAAGTTTTTTAATTGAATGTATTGTTGTTTGAATCCTAAGTATTGAACTCCTGTTGTTAAGATTGCACCAGATAAAATAATTCCTACCCACCATAATTTATCCCAACCATATATTGAAATAAATAGACCGCAAAATAATCCTATTAAAGTTATTCTTGTTCCCATTAATTGAGTTCTTAATTTTTGGATGGCTGTTATGCCCTCGATTCCCTTACCCCATCTTTTGAAGAATTCTTTTGTTGTTAGTTTGTTTCCTTGTTTATCTCTCATAGTTTCTTAAAAGGGTTTTTAGTTATCGAGGAGCAGAGTGGACATTGCATGAATTCTAAATTTGTATCAATATTATTTTCATCTACTTCAAAAGTCTGTTTGCACTTATCACATCTTACTTGCATACTTATAATGTATGATAATTAGTATTTAAACATTCGTTATCATTCTTTAGGGACTAACTCAATGTTTTTTTATTTTAAATAAACTCTGAATAATAAATTATCTAGAAGAAAAGCAATTATCATTCCAATGACTACTCCAAGAGATAACCAGTCCCATTTTTCTATTTTATCTTTCTTTTTCTCTTCCATTATTATAATGGCGGTTTATAGTTCCGCCAAACTTTTAGGTCATTTAAGCTACCTTGCCACGTTACTACTCAAACGAATCCACCACCATTTTTTAAGAAAATGGAAACTCTTTCTTTACTTTACTAAACACCACAACACACCATAGAACCGCACCCCACACTACCCCACTCTTAAGTATGAATCCCTTTTTTAGAGAAGGGTAACTCTTTCTTTTCTTTACAAGACGGTACAGCAAGGTACTAAACACTACCCCACAACACACCACTTTACCACACATTTCATTTGACAACAGCACAATTCCATACAGGACAATTAAGTATGAGTATTAATTTCTATAGATTAAATAATTCTTTTTATTTAACCTTTTCTTTACTTTACAAGACCGAACAAAACAGTACAACACACAACCGCACCGTACAACACTTTACTTTACTAATGAATATGAACCTCCCTAAAAAATTAAAGGAAGGAATTAAATTTAATCTTTACTTTACTTGACTGTACCGTACGTCACGCAACCAAACCAAACTCCTAAATAGTTTCATATTGACAGTTAAATTTTCTAGCGTTGTAATCATTTGGTCTAATATTTGTTTTCTGTAATCAATATTAACAATAGCATCTTCCCTACTTACATAGACAGATTCTTCTTGTGCTATTACTGATAAAAAAGACCTTTGCTCTATTGGAGTTCCATCAACAATTATTTCTTCTACTATGTGATTGGTAATATTTCTTGCTTGTTGTAGTCTATACTCTTCTCCGCAAACAGTATTGTCCCATTCAAAATGTTCGTGTAGTGGATTCTTTTTATTCTTAGCTTCTTTGACAATCTCTTCACTTTTTAAACTTCCTCCGTTTTCTTTACGAAGACCATCTAAAGTTTCTCCGATTATCTGTGCTTCTTCTTTTTTAAAAGGAGACCCATTTCTTGCTTTGAATATTTTATGCGAGTTTGTACATCCCATAGCTTCCTCCACTTTTACATCTAGGCGACCAAATACCAATACCATAGTAAAATCCTGCGTAGTTAATTAGACTTGCTATATCTTCTGTTGAGATATTGTTCTTGTCGAATTGAATTTGTAATACACAAGTCCAATCGTGAAACTGTGGGCTATATTTTGTATTGCTTTGAATACTATGAGATAGTACATCTTGTTTCTTAAATTCAATAGGCACTAATCCCTCGACCGCATTTACAATTTGAATACCCCTTAATAATTTCTTTGAGAACATTTTATCTCCGATAAAAGATGTAGATTCAATTAGTCCTGCTTTAAATCCTATTGATGGATAACCTACTTTTCCTTCGGCTGTTTTATGAACTGCCGAAAGTGTTTCTTTATCAATGTTTCTTACTTGTTTTGAAATCTTGTTTTTCCCAGTTTGTTTATCTTCAATCTGTTTCTTAACTTCGTCTGGAAATTTATCCATTAACAAAGGGCTTGTTCCAAGAATCTTAAATTGAACTGTTTCTAAATTAATTTGATTAACTCTTATACCAATTTCTTTTACTTCTGGTTTCTTTACTTTACTTATTTCTTCTTTCATTGTGGTGAACCTCCTTTCAAAAGTATTAATATAATTTTCATATTATTAATTTTCTACCTTCTTTATCTTCTTACATTTATCAATATCTACTTCGTCTTCATATTCCCAATCTAAATCTTCTCTGTCTTTTGGTTTTAGTTTTATGACATCTGTGTTTCCGTATTTACCTACTTTTCTTTTTCTCATTTTATTTTGAATAAACTATATACCCTCCACTTCTTTGAAAATTATATTCTTTTTTAGAGCCTGAGTAAATAACATATAAAGAAATTAATATTCCTATGAACCATAATATTCTTTTTTAGAGCCTGAGTAAATAACATATAAAGAAATTAATATTCCTATGAACCATAATATATTAAAGGTAAGAGTAAATCCAATTAAACATATATTAAAGGTAAGAGTAAATCCAATTAAACAAATAAATGAAAAGAAGATACCAATTCCTTTTTGTACCTTCGCTAAAAAACCATATTGAAATGATGAGTGGTCTCTCCCATGCTTATGATTATGTCTCCTCATGTTATAATATATTATAATTGGTATTTAAATGTTTTGTTTTTGTTTCAATTATGTTTCACTACTTCTTAATGACTAAAAGAAATCAGTAATTCTTTTTTGGCTCTTTAATTCTAAATTCAAATCTTGATTCTTTCTTTTTAATCCTTTTATTGTTCTTGACAACCCCTTAACTTCCTTTCCAAGAATTTTGATTGCGTTTATATGAGATTCCATATTCTCTGCGAACATTGTTTGGTTTTGGGTTACCCTCATTATCATATCATTTGTTTGCCCGAAACCTTTTTGGATATAATCGTCATCTATCTTAAACTTATTTTCCTTCTTTTTATTCCACCACTTTTGCATTTGAAGATTAGTTGTTAATGCTTTCTTTCCTGTATTTTCTAATTCACCCCCCATTTCCAGAGAGTCATCAACGAGTAGCCATTCCCCTTCTTCATCAGATATTCTCCAGATAATTCCTTTTTTGTTTTGGTCTATTGCTAAATCATTTTTAATAAAGGCATAATGTTCTTTTTTCCATTGGAAGTCATAGGGTCTTAGACTTACTCCTAACTTGTTCTCTAAAGCGTTTAGAACCTTATAGAATGCATAAAAAGATTGTTTACGTGACTCTATACCACTCAATCCATAATAAGATTCTCCAGGCTTATCAAATATTCTGATATGTTTATTACAAAGCCATACTTTTCTTCCTAGAACTTTAATTCTTGGTGTTGTTTCTTTTGCACCCACTAATTTATAGTTTATTCCTTTCTTTTTTATTAGCTCTAATCTTTTGTCCCAATTCTCTGGGAATTTGTTTGGGATTATATTTACAATATTGGCATGACCCCTAATTGTATCCTTGTTTAAATTTCTACCATACTTAGTTGGATTTTTACTCGCATTTGTAAGTTCCCATAGACCCTTTGATTTATTTATGATTACCCCTGAATCTTTTAATCTCCGAAGGTAATAGTTTAATTGTTGTTTAGAAATATTTAATTTTTCTCTGATTTTTGTGAGGTTTGTTGAGAGTTTTAATTCGTTTAATATTGGTAAGTAAAAGTTTTTTTTCTCAAGTCGATTTTTACTACACTCTCTTTTCATTACACTTTAAATTGATACTTCTTTAAATAATCTTATTTTAACTTAAAAATAGTAAATAAGTGATTGTGCGAACATTTAAAAAGGTGTTTCACTTATAAATAGTAACAAATATCAAGGGGAAGTCGGGACAATATGTCTTACCTTTCATGGGGGCTTAACTCAATTCCCTACACTTCCTCTTGGTCGGCTTTTTTTAAAACATTGATTCTATCTTTCAACTTCTTTACTTTTTAGGTTGTCTATCTGTATTTCGATTTCCTCGACCTCCACCTGAACCATCTCTTCTACGTTCTCCACCACAAGCCCCACGGTCTCCACGACCTTCGTTTCCCCTATCTGCCATTATTTCCACCTCCTTTTTCAAAAAATTCAATTTCTTTTTCTTTAAATGTTTTTTCCATGATATTTATTCTCAAAAATCCTTTAAATAATTTTCTATAATTTCTTTAAAACATTGATTCGATTCGTTCTATTTCTTTTATTCTTTGAAGGGTACTAATATCTTTTTCTCTCCGATATTCTGTTTCAGGTTTCTTTATTAATCTTTTAACATTTCTTTTAATTGTTTTAATATCATAATATTCGTTCCCGTAGATTCTTTTAGTTTTAGGTTTTCTTTTTAATTGGGTATAATCTATAATTGTTTCCCCTTCTTTTGTTTTGATTTTATAAGTTCCTTTGTGCTGTCCTTTGACAACTTCATACCTCTCTTCTCCTATCGCCCTATTCAATTTCTTAGCCATCGCCACTGCACTTTTCTTAGGTTTTGGGGTAAAGATGTCATAGTCTTTTGTTTTACTTCTTAGATGAATTGGTAATTGAACATTAGTAGCCATAGCCCCATGGATTACTTGTCCCTTTTCTGCTTGTCTTAGAATTATTCCCCTTAACCATAAACCATCTTCTTTCTTTATAGTTCTTGAAATACTTTGAAGGTTCATAGTCCTGCAATTAAACCTGATTCAAGTTTGATTACACTTATTCCTATAATATTTTTCATTCCTAATCCAATCATATCTTTAGTTCCAGATTTCTTTTTAGATGCTTTTACATTTTCATTAACTAAAGTAGCTGCCTGGATTGTTGGAATTAGTGCTGCGATTGTTTTGTAACTCATTTTTTTAAACCTCCTAAAGATTTATCCTTTCCCTTTCCGAATACTTCTAAAAATTCACAGTCACCCCTACCTTTGTTGGCTCTTATGCCTCTTCCACTTCCGTCTTTTTTTGGTATTCCTTTTTCTTCCATTGTTATTTCTCCTAAAACTGAATAGGGGCTAATAAATTAAAGCCCAAAAATAAAAAATTTGTTGTAGTTTATTTATTTATCCAAACGATTCTATAAGTTTACTACTAATTACTGGATACATTGCAGCTACTACAATCGCTAATGCAAAGAAGATAGTAATAATTCCTACCAACGACCTTCCTCCACTATTTGCAATATAAGTTAATGGTTGTGCTGTTCCTGAAATTTTCCAACCTAAACCTTCAAACTCTGCATCATCTACAGTAACATTTACTGATAATGCTCCATTATAAATAACATTATTCTCTACAGTATAATTTCCTGAACCAATTACATTATATGTTTCGTTCCATATAACAACATCAGAAAGTGCTCTCCAATTTACTAAATAAATACTCTCACCTGCAGAACCTGCTGTCTGAGAATGATTAGCTATAGTTGCAGTATCTGTCGTTTGACCTACTTGCTGTGCAACTACTTCGAATAAAATTAATCCTACTAAAACCGCAATGAATGTATATAGAATCATACTAATATCCATTTGTGCCTTTTTTACTTTCATACTATATATCTCCCCTCCTAAAAAATTCTCTTGTGAGTTTCATAAGATTACATGTAATTCTACCTTTATAAATATCGATTATGAATTAGTTTAAGAACATATTCTTTTTTTCTTGATTAAACTCACCTTTGAAGAATCTATTTTCTTCGTGGAAGATATTTTCTGTAGGTCTTTCTTGGATTGTTACTGTTGCTTGGGATTTTTTTAGAACTCTCTTACTAGTAATTTTTTTAGATAATCTTTTTGCTAATGTTTCTTTTTTCTTTTTCTTTGCCATTATTTGAAAAACATCCTGTCTTTTTTAATTTTACTTGTATTTTTATTTCCCATAAAGATATGTTTTTCTTTTAGGATTGAACGCCCAGAATTTAGTATTGTCATTTTATTTCCTATCATTCCACTTCCAGAATTCCACATTTCTTCATTTTTCTTCTTATGGATTTTTCTTAATTCGTTTTTTACCTGTTCCGCTCTTTTTTCTTTTTGATGGGATATTAATTCTCGTTCATCCGAGGACAATTCTCTTTCAGAAATTAATCTTTCGATTTTTCTTTCTTCCATAGATTGTCGCATCTTTTCTTTGAACTCTGATTTATTCTCTTTCGATTTTTCTAAAAGTCTTTTTATTAATCCCATAGTTTTACATGTATTTTATAGTTTATAAATATCGATTATCTTTTTGTAATTTTATTTACCAACAAACCTATAATTAATCCTGCAATTATTGAAAATATTGCTACCATTGGAGATTGGATAACTGTTCCAGAGAATAATAATAAAAATATTCCTAACATAAAGAACATAGCTACTACACTCATTCTAAAATATGCAGACATCCCCATAATTACTATTAAAGAAATCGCTAAGAATATATCTGGGTTTCCCATAAATATATTTAGGATAATCTTTTTCAATTCAAGTGGTTGGATAAATTCTGCCATTATCTACCTGCAAAGTAACTTACGCAACTCCATATAAATGCCACTCCAACCCCTACAAAGAGAAGGGTAACAACATTCGTTGCCCATACTTGATTTAATTCGGAAACATATTTTATTATAGTCCAGGAAGTCCCTGCGAATAAAGTTCCAGTTGTAATTATTAAAGGTAATATTATTAAACTTGTGTCATAACCTTTTGCAAATAATCCAACAATTACTGCTCCTGCTCCAGCCAATAGTATAAAAATTCCAATTGTCCCACCAAATATATCTAAAAAATAAGATGAACTTTCCATATCTGCATCAATTAATTCTCCTGTTGATTCATTAATAGTTACTCCGTAGTTTCCTGTTATCCCACTTAATCCAATAGGGAAACCCATAAATCCTAAGAAAATTATCATTACAATAATTACTACACAAAATTCTGGTAACTTCATTATGTTCGCACCTCGTTAAATATTGCTAATGTTAAAACTAAAAATGCAAGGAAGGTAGGCAGATATGTTATTCCTCTTATTGTAGGAATTAATCCTATCACTACATCAAAGAAAAAGATTATTCCAAATATTAAAGAGGATACAGCTAACGGACTTGTTGCCCCATATTTATAACTCATTATTCCTATTGAAATAAATAAGATTAAAAAGACTATTAAACTTCTTCCAAAGTCATCTAATCCAAAAATTCCTGAATCTAAATATAAAGTTAAATCTGTAAAGAAATTTGCTATACTCCATCCTGTTAATTCTGTATTTTGAATTACCCAATATCTTGAACTATTTGTATAAACACCATTGATAAGCCAATAATAATCAAAATAAATTATAGTCTGATTATTTACATTATAAATTTCAGTTAATGCTGTTCCTTCTACTCCTGTATTTCCTCCATCTATCTTTGTACCATTTGATAATCTTAAAGTAAATCCGTAATCATCGACATCCCAATAACTTGAAGTCAAAGTAAAACCAAAAGTATAGGAAGTATCGTTTTCTAAATATGTATTAGTTGGAAGAATTGTATAACCAATTCCCCTTATTGAACTATTTTCTGCTTCTGCTGTATCTCCCAATGTAATTGTATAAGAAGTTTGGGTTGGTGTAAATGTTGTTGAGTAATCTGTGTATCCTGCTTTAGTTAAAGTAAAATCGTGTGAGAAATCAGGGTTCAACCAAAAGGTTACCGTCCCATCTGAACCTGTTGTTCCTGCTGCGACTACAGTATCCGTTCCACTTATTTCTCTTGTTGCAGTTATGTATACTCCAGAGATTAATTGACTTGCACTATTGTCTACTTGGATTGTTACATAAATTCCATCTGCACTTTCTAATAAATATAAAATTTGTGTTGATAGTGTACTTGTATAATCTATAGCAGAAGGATTCCAAGTTCTTTGTGGATAATCTGAATTTCTTTTATATTGAAGATAAGGTTCTACATGGATAGTTCTATCGGGAGTCCCACAAAAAAGATAATTATAATGGTCTGTAGTATTAATGTAATCATATTCTTTTGTTACGTCTCCGTTTCCTAGATAATAAGTAAATGTACTTGTCGGAATACTTGCATTTATACTACTTAAATCTGCTTCATCTTTGAAAGTGATATTTAGAAAGTCGTCAGAGTAGGTTGCATTACAAAGAGTAAAAACTGTCTCGGAAACATTTTGATAAGTTGTATAAGTCGAAGGGATAGTAGAACCTGCGTAAGTAAATTTCCAACCTATTGAATTGTTTCCTACGTTTGCTATTGGAACATCCATAGAATAACTCCAAATATTTCCTGATTGAGTTGTAGTATAATCTGTCCCGTTATAATTTAATTTAATTGCTGTTAGACTTGAATTTGCTGTTACATTTATTTGATAAGTTTCTCTTGCTGTTTCATAAGAAGTTGAATTGTGCGTTCTATTGTTTTCAAGGATTAGATAATCCCAAGAGGTATAAGTTGAGTTTGTATTACCCACTGTATCATTTACCCAGATTGTCATATCTGTATCTCCATATTCTAAAAGAAATGTTGGAGAGTTCTTTACACCAGTTAAACAACCATCAATAGTTACGTTTGTACCATTATAATCATACCAACAACTATCTAAGTTTGTATCTGTGAAAGTTACGTTTAAAGTTTCACTTTGTCCGACAGCACCATAGTTTAATGTTCCTGTTGGAGATTGTAAAGTTATTGTTGGTGCAGTTGTATCAATTTCTAAAGTTCTATTTGCTGTTGAGAATCCACAATCTCCGTCTGAATCACAGGCTTGGACGTTCCAGAGGGTTGTAGTCCCACTAATTAAACTTCTATCCCATGTTTGAGTTTCTGTTGTTCCGCTTAATCCTGTTGTAGTATTTCTTACAGCCCAAGTTCCACTTTCATTTGTCCATAAAGACATATTCTCTACCGTTGCTCCTCCAGTAACCGTTGCTGTTGCGTTGAAAGTGTTTAAATTTGTGTCGGACATATAGTTGTTTGTTGGAGAGTTTAGAATTATTGATGTAGAATAATCTGGTGTATTATAATAAAGAGTTCCACTAGTTCCTTTAGTAACAGTTATACTATCATTATAAAGAATATAACTAAAGATTTTTATTCTACCCCCTTTACCAGTTCCGCCTGAACTCCCTGTTGCACCATTTCCTGCTTGTCCATCACCTGCAGAACCCCCACTTCCTCCAGTTCCTCCTGCAATATCCAAATTAGAATTAGATATATTAACTAAGATTCCATCTATTATTAACATACCTCCAGAACCTCCACCACCACCACCGCCACCAGAACCCCCAACGGCATCGTCGTAACAAAATCCAGCTCCAGCACCACCATTACCCCCACTAGTTCCACTAATATCTATTCCTCCATTAACAAGGATATTTAATGCAAATAATTTTAAAGAAGCCCCGCCTAAATTACCAACTCCACCATTTGCATTATTACCTCCTCCACCATAAAAACAATCTGAACCACCCCCTCCTCCCCCCCCACCACTTGATAATGAAAAATCTAATCTACTTGTTTCTGAACCATATAATCCAGCTCCAGCCCCCCCTCCTACAGATGAGGGAGGATAAAATGCTTTTGTTCCCCCAGCACCACCATTACCTCCATCATATCCAACACCCTCACTACCTGAACCTCCTGAACTATCCGCAGGTGAAGAACCTCCTGCCCCCCCTGTATTATTAGATTTCCCTTCCCCTTCAATAGTTCCTTCAATAGTAATATTATATGCTGTAATGTTCAAATAACCAATGCTTTCATTAATTTCTAATATGGCTCCTGAGGCTACATAAACATTATTATAAGTTACATCTCCTCCTAAAATAGTAGTGCCACTTGTAATTGTTAAATTATCTTCTGAGAGTAAATAATCAAATACAGTTGTACTTAAGGGATTACTTTCCCAAACTGCCCACTCATTAAGAGTTTCTCCACCTGTTTTTATAATCCAATCGACACTTCTACTTGGTTTCTTTTCTGCATCTAATTTAACAGTATATTCTCCTTTAGGCATTTCAGTTCCTAAATTATAATTAACCCAACCATTATAAATAACTTCTTTCTTACCAACTAAGACATTTGAACAAATAGTTTCTGCAGTTCCATTAAGAGATAACTTTCCTGTTTCTGTGCAAGTATATTTATAATCATCAACTAATTTATAATAAATAGTTCTTTCTCTTTCCACATTCTCACAAACTAAAGGAACTTCAACCATAGTTTCTTCATCAGTATATCCCCCACTACAAATTTCTTGATTATACTTTTCAATTCTACTTAAAGGATTATCCCATATCTTAAATTGATAACTTCTAACATCTTGCTTGACCTTACTTCCATCTTCTTGAATTGTATAGAAATTTACATCGTCCACTAAAGGTCTATCTTCATATAATTTTATTTCCATTGTAGAACTACAATCTATCCCACAAGTTTCATCGTGTTGAGAAAGATAACCTTCAAAGATTGTAGCACCTAATCCAAATGCATTAGTTATTTTAATTGGTGCATATTTTTCTAGTAAAGGTAAATCTTTTATTTGTTTTCCATCAAAGGTTGTGGAAGTTAAATCTTTTATGTTGTCAAAAGAAAATGCACTTGCAAAGCTAATCATAAACATTCCTAATAGACAAATTGTTAATAGTTTATATTTCATTTTTAATTAACTCTCCCTATATTTTGAATATCATAATGTTTTATAATCTCCCCATCATCTGAATAATCATAATTATATTTTTCTGATAGGAGTGATTGAAAGAATTTAGTCCAATGTTCTCTATTACTATTTGCTTTCATGTGACAAGGCTGACATAAGGAAATACAATTTTCTGGGATAGAGAATTGTTTATTATAATTTATGTGATGAATGTCAAGTGCCCGTTTTAACTTTTCTTTATGAATATTACAAAGCATACATATTTGATTGTCTCTTTTTCTTATTGCTCTTTTAAATTGTTTGTTAAATTTTGCATCGTAAGGCTCAAATGAAATTCCTCCCCTCCAACGATTATTATTTTTTCCACTATTCATTATTCTTAACTTTTCTTTTGTTTCTGGAGAATGTGTTTTTCCTGTTATCCATGTTTTATGTCCTTTTTTAAATTCTGTATTTGGAGAATGATGTTCCCCTTTAAATTTTTCTGATAAGTATTTTTTAATATCCTCACTACATTCTCCTCCCTTATTCCAAGATTGTCTTCCACTATTTTTTGTACTTATTCTTTTTTTAGCTTCTTCTGTATGTGTTTTCCCAAACATACTATTATTTTTTCCACCATTATCTATTCTTAATTTAGCTTTAAGACTATTAGCTTTTTCTATTCCATAAATTTCTTCATAAGTTTTTCCCTTAATGTGTGCTTTTGATTTGATAATTTTTTGGATACATTCTTCTGTTTTTTTTCTACCTTTACCTGCTAATGATAAGTTTTTTCTATGTTCATCTGTAAATATTTTTCCTATTGATGATTTAGATATTTTATTTTTTGTTTCTAATGTCTGTTTTCTTCCAATTGCTCTTTTGGACATCAATTTTTTAGTTTCTTCTGAATGTTTTTTCCTAGTCATACCATATCTTCCTTCTTTTATAGCTTTGATTATTTTTTCTTTTGTTTCTTCTGGACATTTCTTTCCTGTATTCCATGGTATGTTTCCTTTCTTAAATGCCATTAGAGTATATACCTCACAGTAATTGCCCCAATGGCGACGGTTAAAATAATCCAAATATAATAAGGAATGGTAGCGTTTAAAATTATGCAAAATAATTTATTTCCGTCTTCAATACTATCTACATCTGAACAAGCCATATCTACTCTTGACCTTGTTACTTCTCCTGTTAAAAAATTAATCATTACAAATCCTGCAATTATTATAAAAATAAAAGACATAATTGCTAATCCTAAACTTTGTCCTTTTTTATTCATAGACTTACTCCTGCTGGATTAAACCAAATTTTTGTTCTTCCAAATCCAGCATCTCCAGTTCCTATAATAATATATCCAGATGCTCTTAGTTTAGATTTTGTTTTACTTACTTCTGATTTTTTAACAACTATTTCTCTTTCAAAAACCCCACATACTGCTTTAGTTGATTTGCTAATTATCTTATCTGGTGATTCCATTCCATTTAATATATCCATCATTATTTTTTTCATGTTATGTAAAAATTATTCTCCCAGTTATTATGACACCTGCTATGAAAATTAATCCTCCGAAAAAATAAAATAAACTGAAATCCGTTACAACACACGCAGCTTTTGTAAATGAACTTATACTCTCGTTACCACAATCCATTCCAATAGTATCCCCAACACTTACATTTCTCGCATCATCTATAAATTCCTTGCCTACAGGAGCAAGTGATAATGCCAAAATAATTACAACAACTGATAACATAATCCCAAAAATTATGACACTTCCCCTACGGTTCATTTTTTCTTCTCCTTGATAATATCATAATTCTTTTTTAATAAGTTATTCATTAATTTAGAAACAGATTCCTTTTGAGCTTTGGCTATTTTTTTTAATTTCATTTCATCTATTTCATGGTCTAACCATATACTTTTGATTCCCATTATAAAACCTAATAGGTTTATCCTTTATAAATATCGATTACAAATTAAATAAATTACTTTTCTTTGACTTCTTTCCATTAAACCTAAAAGGTTGGATAAGTTTTCCCGTCCCCGCTTTTCGCAATCGCTTTTCTTTTCGTTCCACGATTAAATATTCTTTTCTTTTACCAACTCTAAATTCTACATCTTTTAATAATCCTGTCTCAGTTGCTTTAATTTTCTTTCCGCCCTTTGTTAAGAATCCTGATGCTGAAAGTTCTCCTTTAAGTTTTTTAGATAGTTTTTTTCCTAATACTTTTTTACCACCTTTTCCTATACTTACTTCTTTTCCACCTTTTAATATAAATGCTTCAAATATTTCTGGTTGTTCTCTAACTCTTTTTAACATTCTGCTTGGTAGAGAGATAATTGGTTTTTTTGTTGAAGATACTTTTGATATAGGTGAGGATGGTCTTGAAGGTCTCGAGACAGATGATTGTTTTGAGATGGCAGAAGCTACCCTTGAAACAGAAGATACTCTTGAAGGTCTTGATACAGCTGATGTTTTTGAAGATATTATAGATGATACCTTTGAAGATTTAGATATGGTTGAAGATAATGTAGATACTCTTGAAACAGAAGATTTACCTGATGGTTTTGATATTATTGATGTTGAGACATAAGATACTGTGGGTCTTGAAATAGAAACAACTTCATAAGGTTTAGCACTTAATGAACTAGAAGATATACTTTCAGTTTTTGCTCCTACAGTTGTAGAAACAATAGTTTCTTGTGGAGTCTGTCCCACTATTTTTGGTGTGAATCTATTTGGGTCAAAATATAATTTATCTGTAGATAAATAATCTATCCCTGTTTCCTTAGTTACTAACTTTTTTAATTTAGTAGTTTCTACTACTGATAATTTTCCTTGTTTAGATTTTTCAATTAGTCCTAATGTTTCTGCAGATAAATCTCCTTTTGCTACAAAATCTGCTAAAACTAATCTTACTGGTTTCTTATTAATAACTGTTATTCCCCCACTTCCTATTTTTTTAATAGCTATTGGTTTTCCTGCTGCATCTACTAAAGGGGTTACAACTTCAAACTCTGTTGATTTAAATGGAACATAAAATTTTCCCTCTGCCCCTATCTTTTGACCTTCAAATACAATAATTTGTGGTTTTGAAGATGGTTTACCTACTGTTGCTTTTCCTGTAAGTAAATCTCTCATCGTTGCTTCAGCACCGAGTCTTGATGCCCTTGCCATCGGCATCCCAGTTTTTATATCAGGAGGAGTTCCAAATAATCCATACATAGGATTATCTGGCTGTGCAATTATATCTGTTTTCTTTTTAAACCAACCAAATAAACCTGTAGACGCATGAGTAATAGTTCCAGTTGTTCCAGTAAGAGAACCTAACTCTTGTCTAGTATATCCATAAGGGTCTGTTAATGTTGGCTTCCTTACATCAATATCTATTTTTCCACCAGTATATGCTTTAATATCTTTAATTGTTTTAGATGCCTTTTCTCCAGTTAATCCAATATCTTTTATTACTTCTACTTTCTTTTTTAATAATTCTTGGGGTCTTAAAAGTTTTAATCCTTCTACTTCTACAGTTTTTAAATCTCCATATCCAAATAAAGAACGAGCAGAACTATAACCTGACCGACTTACAACATCTATTTTATTCCCAAATTTATCTGTTACTGCTACAACATCTATTCCTTTTACTTTATGTGGACTTATTTTAGTTCCTTCTCCTGATTTTTTAGCAATTAGTTCTGCAGTTTTAAGTGGATTTTTAGAAACTATATCTACATCTAAACCAGTTCTTGTTCCTTTAATTAATACTTTTGCAGCACCACTTCCAACATAAGTATCTCCTTGTTTCTTAGCAACATCTATCCCTATTTTTTCTAATTTAGTAAAGATGGGTAATTTTGGTTTATCAATCAATGGAATATCACTAGCATATTTTTTAGCAAGTTTGGATGGTTTAATATCTAATTTACTTCCCCTCTCTGGGATTATTCCAATATCAAATTTTCCACCTTCTCCCTTTACTCCTTTAATTATCCGTTCTCCGATAACAGTGGTTTCAACAGCCTTATAATCAGGTCTTAATTTTGTAATTTTTACTTTTGCTACCTCTATTGCTTTTCCAGTAGAAAGCATAGCTCCAAATTCATAAGGATTTTCTTTTGCGTAAGTAGCTATTCCACCAATTGTTTGTCTTGGACTAGTTGCTAATCCTTTTACTATCTGAGTACCATAAGCATAGCCAACCCCAGGGATTAAAATAGAAGCACCATATAAAGCTCCTCTAAGAATTTGTCTACCAGAACCCTTTCTAGCAAATCCTGTTCCTCTCTCTGAGGTTTCTGTTGTATAAATTATATTTCCAAATTCATCTTTAGACTCTGTAGTTACTTTTATTTCTTTTGTTATTGGAGGTGCAACATAATCAATCCCCTTTCCTATACCTGTTACTATCTCTTTATTGAATATTATCCCTCCAGCAGCGTAACCTACAGCAGGATTTATTACATAAGCTCCAGCAACTACTCCTGCTTTACTAACAAAACCTACCTCTTTTTTTATTTTTATTATCTCTTGTGAAATTTCCGCTTGGGTTGGTTTATAAGTACTTGGAAAACTAAAAGCCATATCTGAAGTAAATTCTTTTTCTGATTCTTCTCTTATTTTAAGTCTTGTTTCTGCGAATCCCTTAACTTGTTCATAAATTTCAGCTCTTTCTCCTTTTGTAATTTTCTTAGGTTGTCCTGATACCCAATAGCTTAAAGTTTCTGAAGAATCTGGTTGGCTATACCAATTTGCCCTAGCTTTCTTATCTACTATTCCTCTTAAGTATAAAGAAGTTCCATAAACTTTCTTGGCTTTTTCTTCTACTTTTTTCTTTACAGATAAAACATCCTTAGTAAAAATGTCAAGTTGTGGTTTAAGTTTATCAATTCCAAATGATATTACAGGAGAAACTCTTTCCTCAACTTGTCCTCCTATAATTGAAGTAACACCATAAACTTTCTTAGTGGTATCTTCTATTTTTTTCTTTACGCTTAAAACATCCTTAGCAAATAAAGAGAATCCTTCTTTTACTTTTGGAGTAACAACCTTTTCAACTTTTCCTCCAAGATATAAAGAAGTTCCATAAACTTTCTTGGCTTTTTCTTCAACTTTTTCTTTTCCAATTAAAACATCCTTTGCGAATAAATTAAATGCTTGACTTACTTTTGGAGAAACTCTTTCCTCAACTTGTCCTCCTATAATTGAAGTAACACCATAAACTTTCTTGGCTTTTTCTTCAACTTTTTCTTTTCCAATTAAAACATCCCTGGCAATAATTCCAAATCCTTCTTTTATGATTGGAGTAACTTTCTTATCTACTATTCCCCCTAGAACTAAAGAAGTTCCATAAACTTTCTTGGCTTTTTCTTCAACTTTTTTCTTTACACTTAAAACATCCTTAGTAAAAATGTCAAGTTGTGGTTTAAGTTTATCAATTCCGAATGCTATAGGTGGTGCTACTATTGTTTGAACTTTTGAAGTAGTGTCTGTTAATGGTTTTGTTTTATCTAATATTGAAAAAGTAATTTTTTTTGCAGTATCTTTTATGTCTGAAGGAATGTCTTTTATCCCTCCCCAAATCCCTTTAGCACTTCCCCCATAATCTACTTCTTTAATTTTTATTGCTTCTTCAGAAGTTAGTGGGGATATAATTGCAGTTTTATCCTCATATTTATAAAGTTCTTCAGTTGAAATAAATCCTCCTAGGGTAGATGAATAAGTTTGACCAGTTCTATCTACTTTAGGAGTTTTAAAAGATATATCTTTTGAACTTGTTACAATAGATTCCTTTGGTTTTACTTCTACTGGTTTTACTTCTACTATTTTTACTTCTTCTTCAGAACGAAAACCACTTCCTACCCCATATTTTTCCCTTGCTTTTTTAGCCAACTCTCTTTTATATTCAGTTGCAGTTAATCCTTCCGTCCCTGGAACAACAATATCACCATAATAAGTTGAAGTTCTTTGGGCTGATGAACCTTCGCCTGGCTTAGTTACGTTTACCCTCCCACTTGAAGAAGTTCTTATTCGAGAAATATCTTGGTCTATTCTTCTTTGGTCGTCTGCTAATCTTTCTCTTTCTCTGGCTCTATCTATATCTCTTTTTAATTGTTGTCGGCTGTCAATAGTTTTATCCCTTAATGCTTCTTGAGTTCTTGTTTGCCTTAATTTTTCTGCTGCTATTCTTGCCCTTTCCGCTTTTTCTCTGGCTAATCTTTCTGCTATTGCTTTAAGTCTTCTGGCTAATCTTTCTGCTATTGCTTTAAGTCTTTTTTGTTCTGTTATCTGTGCAGCTGATGCTCCACTTGGTGCTGGACTAACAGAGGCTCTGCCACCTCCCCCACCCCCACTATGATAAATAACTCCCCCTGAAGAATCTTTTACTGGAGTATAACCTAAAGTGTCCCCTGTTCTTGGATTAGCCCTTATTTTTTCAAACTCTGCAACATCTCTCGCAGTTTGTCTTTCTGCAGTTGTTTTTGGTTTTCCTTTTATAACACTTACAATCCCTTGACCAATATCTCGAATATTCTCCTTTATATTACTCCAAGTTCCCATTATTCTTTTTTCCTCCGTTCAGATAAATAAGAAACACTAGCCCCTACCCATAGAGGAGAGATATAAACTGGAAGCCATAAGGCAACTAAAACCCAATTAGAAGGATTAACTTTTATTCCATGAT